TAAATTTTAATAACAGATTGAAGTTGGTGAGCCAATGTTTCCGGTGCTTGGACTCATGGTTACTGTATTAACTTGAGCGCAAATTGTTTGAGCTGGCTGACCTTGAGGAATGGTTCTACTTGCTGAGGAACCATTACACGCTGTGTAATAGAAAAAAACTGTGTTAGAGCTACTATTACTTATTTGATAGTTATAGCAAGTAGCAGTTGGAGCTGGCGCTGGCACGGGCGATGGCGCTATTGGCGCTGGCACAGGTACAGGCACAGGCACATAAACAGGTGGTGCTACTGGCGCTGGAACTGGAGTCGGTATGGGCACAGGTGAAATAGGCACTGGACTAGGCGCTACTGGCGCAACTGGACTAGGACTAGGACTAGGAGTAGGGCTCGGTGCTACTGGTGCTACTGGACTAGGCACTGGACTCGGTGCTACTGGCGCTGGTGCAGGAGCTGGTACAGGCACGGGTATAGGTGCTGTAGGCGTAGGCACTGGTGTAGGCACAGAGCAAGACTGCCCTGCAAATAATACACCAGATACTTGTTGTCTTACAATAGTGTCGTCAGAATAAAATCCATTTGCAGAAACAGTAGACAAAGCAGCGTCATCATAAACTGTTGTTGCGTTTGTAAAACTTGCTGTGTCAAAATAATATGTTCCTAATGATGCCATTTTTTAATTTAATTGCAGACACCTGCGGTGTCTATATTTGATGCTGTTCCTAAATCTGTCATTCTGAAAATTCCTTGTGACTGTCCATAACCTTGATTTGGTTGTCTTATACCAAAGTAATTATTTGCACCTTGGAATAGTTGAGTCATTGCTTGGTCTGTATAAAATTGCGTATTGTTTGCAAATGTTGTAGTAAACGAACTAGAACTACTATACAGTGCATTTGAAGAAAACGGACAAGTTGAAGGGCTAGTAGCTGTTCCTGTTCCGGGCTCTATAAGCCATGTATAAACAGACACAACTGGCGCTGGTGCTGTAGGCACAGGTGTAGGACTAAAGCTACATCCAGTGCACGCATCACTACTACTTGTGTTTGAGTAACATAATTCAGCAGATGTAGAGTTTCTATAATCCCATATTAAATACAAGAAATTACCACCTACTGGCAATGTAAAGTCAGCTAAGTATTGAGTAGGGTTAGTAGAACTTACAATAGGAGTAGCTTCTGTAGATGTAGATAATAAATTATTTATATCTGTTGCATTATTGCCGTAGTATGTACTTGTTCTTAAATATCTAAACTCATTATTTGCGGAGTTGAACACAAAATTATCAAAGTTCTGTTTTCTACTTATAATAGAAACTGTAGCTCCATCTCCAGGAATTTTCCCTGCTCCTTGAGGCCCTGATACTTCTGAAAAATTAGACACTATAGGATTTGTTGTACTTGATGAAAACTCTATTTGTGTAGGATGCGGAGGTGAATTAAATGTTCCATCTGTCCATCTGTAGTCATTTGTTATAAATAGTCCTGCATCTGCATTACTTGTAACTGTAACATTAAATACAGTCATGTTTACAGCTTGAGGACAGCCTGTAGTTATTTCTATAGTATCGGGCAATAAACTGTCTTGTGTTACTGTTAGAGATACTGTGCTAGAAGTAACACTGTTTTTATTAAAAGTAAGTTTCCCACTTTGGTATACCGTACCCGTAGTATGAGAAACACCATCGTAGACTGCTGTAATTGTATATCCTGTTCCTGTCAATGGCATTTCAGTAACTATATCATCACTGTTTAATTCTGTAACTGTATTCTGACTTACCTCGGTAACTATATTATCAAAACCTTCAAATGGTATAATGTAATCTATATCAACAAGACCTAACAAATTACCTACGTCAACGCAATAAGTAAAACTTACAGACGGCATAATAGTTAAGTTCCTCGTGGTATCACAAGGGAAACATTCTGTGCTTACCGGAGGCAAAAGAATATTAGAGTGTAATACATATTCATTCATGTATGGGTCAAATCCCCCTAGCTTTTGAGTTGTAAATGCTTGTATAAATAAATCTCTAAACCATGAGCGCATACCTAGCTCTGATATAACCTGAAGCTGCTCATCTCTACCGCCTATCCCCACTAAATTTATTACTGCTCCTCTTTTAGAATCAGTAAAATATTTGTTAGGACCCCATACCGAAAAGCTTTCAGGGTTTTCACTAATACCATACTCTTCTATTCTAGCAATTTGTTTTCCTAATACTTCAGGAACTGCCGTAACAACACCTCCGCCAACAGCATCACTTAATAGGTTTACTCCAGCCAACACATAAGAAATTTTGTCTTCTTGCAGAGTTAGTATGTCGGTTTTTCTTCCATACAATAATTGAATAGGACCAAATGAATCCTCTAACGGTTTAAAGTTTAATAATCCAAGATTAAACTCATTAAACTTGTTTACATTTGTTTCATCATTATATACGCCACTATAAGTTAAATCTGCAAATCTGTGCGCTTGTTTATAATCTACGTTTGAAGTAGAGGTGACTCTTTCTCCTATGTTTAAAGTTTTTCCTGTAATAGAATCTAAAACCTTATAACTTTCTACTCCATTTCCAAAAGTAAAACAATCATAAAACTCTGTATCAACTATAGCTGATTGACTAGATGTTTGTGTTTGTACATTTCCAGTATGCATTCCGTCTGCACTTATAGAAAAAGATAAATGGTTTTCATACCATACATCTGGAAGAGCATCTGTAGGTGGTGTTTCAAAAACAACAATTGAATCGGCTCTATAAACCTGTATGTCTGCTGTAACTGTAGAGCGTCTTTTAGCTCTTGACAATGTGCCTCCGCATCTTACTGTACCAGTAATTAATAATGTTAACTGATTAGTTGATGAGTCTCTGTAAAATTTATAATAATTAGTGCCTTCAGCAGTAGAAATATTTGTAGGAGAACTAGCTGTGCCAGACTCATAAGTATTTGTTATGCTACCTGTATTACCTCCAACCTCCGTAACTGCATTATTTAACACTACCTCCGCATTATCTCCATTCCACCAGTCTTGCATATTTGCATAAGTAGTTGAAGATATAAGCTCTACGTTTAATTCGCTTATTCTGCGCTCGCATTTAGCGTTTCCTTGACCTACTCCAAGTCTTTCTTGTCTAATAGACAACACTATCCTACTCCCTGACGGAACAGTATAATCTACATACTGACCTCCTGGAGTAGCAGGGTCGGAGTTCATTGGATAGGATAAAATAGGATATTGATTAGCGCTATTTTCAATAGCTGTTAATGAGCCTGGAGTTATTATATCATCATCTCCCCTAACTGTAGAAAAATTATTAGGATTTATTTTCATGTAAGTGCCGGCAGGTGATATAATGTCAGCACCCGCTGCATCTTTTAAAAAGTCTGCTGACTTAGCTTCTTTTTCTAATACAGTTGCTTCAACACACCTTAATATAGGACCATTACTATCTGACTTTACAAAATACCTGTCTCCGGTTTCTACTTTATTCGCATTCTCTCCTTCTAATAAAAAATAGGTAGCATTACTTAAAGGGTCTTGATAAAAAATATTTGAGTATATAGTATCGTATGTAGATTCAGAAGGATTAAGAACAAACTTATACCTTGTAGCCCAGCTTGGAGCTATTTGCTGAGTAGGTATAGAAACTTGAATTGTGTTTTTTGATATAGAAGCAGAACACGGTACTTGAACTGTATTATTTGGACTAACAAGCGCTGTAGATGAGCGATTAAAACTGTCCATATATACTATACCTATTTCGTATCCACGATTGCTATGTAAACTTCTTGTAGTGTCGGTAGTTCTAAAATTAGCTGTAGCAGCGTTAACCTCATAAAACTCATAAGCATTGTTAGCACCATCTACATAATTCATTGCTATTAACTGTAAACCTATAGTATTACTAGCCGGAGTTGCAACAATATTAATAGGCTGTCCAGCACCTGATATACCACTTGCTGTTTTAGTGTAAGTACTTAAAGATGATGGTAACGCACAATTTACCTGGTCAGTTAAAGTAGCCCCATTACAAGCATTAGGAACTGTTTGAATGTTAGAAGATGTTCCTATTTTTTCTATAAAATCCGTGCTTGTAGCTAATGCATATACATTAACAAAAGTAGTTGGCAAAACATATTCAAAAACTATCTCAGTATTTGCTGTAGTTCCTCCAGGAGTAGTTCCTGTAAATTGACTATGTGTAAGAGTAAAATCTAAAGTTATACTTGCTCCTGCTGTTAAATCAAGAGTGCTTCCGTTTTGTTTAGATAAATCAAAATAAACGATAGAGCTATTTATAGTAACAGGCGTAGGGCCATAAGTATAACTACCGCTTCCTGTTGAGTCTAAAATTTCAGTAGTTGCTATTTCTGAGCTAATTAATGAAGCGATATATTCTAACTTTATATCTTCATCAAATTTATCTTTTAAATTATATCCTTCTGTATAGTTACCAAAAACCAATCGGTTTCCCATAACTGTTTGAGATTTTGCCAGCAAAGGAACATTGTCATAAAGCCTTAGTATTTCAGAACTAGGAAGTAAAGTAAATATTTTACTGTTATCAAAGGTATAAGTATAAGTAGTATTATCAGCATACCCTAAGTTTTCTTTATCTAAATATTCAATTACTTTTATATTAGAGGTTGTAGACTCTTTAAATAAAAGTTCAATTCCCGTTACTAAGTTGCTCCCTGAATTAAAATTAATAACAGCTGCATTTTTGGTATTTTTCATACCTTCATTTAAATAACTGTTATAGCTAAAATTAAAAGTAGAAGGTGTAAAAGCGGGGTCACTAAATTGTGATGTAGCAGAATACTGATTGTCAGCATATTTATACCTATAAGCAAATGATATAAATCTTTCTTCTAAAAAATCATCTTGCTGCCCCGGAACATTTAATGTTTGAATAGTAGGAGACTCTATAGGAGGTCTTTTTATAACCAGTATAGACTCAGCACTGAAGCCATCTAACAAATTGTTAGGAGCATTATACCTTGTATTTACATTTATAAATCTAGGAGGATTTAAATTATCTGTAAAAAATAATAAATTATCAACTAAATTAACCCCTGTAATTAAATTGTAAACACTAAAGTTTAAAGTTGTATTTAAATTCCCACCGTCATTTAAACTAATTAAGTGATAAGTAGTAGAATTATCTGTAATATTATAAGAAACTAAAAGGTCTATTTTTGAAGTAGCGCCTTGAGTATAAGCTGGGTCATGAACAAACCAATAAATAGTTTCATTAGCTCCATCTTCAAATGCGCCTATGCATCTAGCATTATTACTTAACTCTACATCATTAAACATCAATGTTGTAAGTATGGTATTACCCTTAGAATTTTCAACAGAGCCTACCTCTGTGCTTTCTGTAGAGCCTAGCCTAACATTTAATGCATCAACATATTCACCGTTTGGTAAAAGCCTTTCATCAAGGCTTTTATTCATACGGCCAGCTATAAAATTTCTTTGAATGTTTGCCATCTTATTTAATCCACTTATTCTCTCCTCGTAAATTCATTAATAATCTACCTGGATGAATATTGCTTAATCTAATTTTTGCGTTTCTAAGTAAAGCTGTTTTTCTTTTTCTAGCTCTATTAATAATGTATTCTTGAACATTGAACTTGCTATTTAAAATTGCATACTCAATATAAGCATAAACATAATCTTCAAAAAGTTTGTTAACCGATACTTGAGAATCATCTCCACCTTCCATTCCGTCAGAGATGTATTCTAATACACAGTTTTCATTAAGCATAGTGGAATCAAAATTAATAACCCCTGCTTTTTTATCTATTCTAAATGTAGGGTTAAAGTTTGCCGTTTCTGTATTTAAACCATAACGAGCTCCAATGGTATAATCTGCATACCAGTTAGATTCAGAATCTAATGCTACTTGGTCGGCTGCATTTTCTTGATTAAGATAAATACTGTTTTGTTGACCATTTTTTCTTTCTGTATCTAAAGTAGATTCATTAGTTATTACCGTGCCGTCAGCATTAAATGTTAATGTGCCTCCAGCTCCTTGTAAATATGACTGAGCAGAATTAACTTGAATGTTCTCATTTAAAGGTCTAAGCCATCCATCTTTGTATAATGAAATACGAATCCAATTAATATAATCATTTGGTAAAACAAAAGTTAGATTATCATAAACTGTTAACTCTAATGCTTTTATCTCCATAAATGCATCGTAATTTAATTCTTGTATACCACGCTTTGCATGAAACAATATTTTAAATCTTTCTTCGTTATTAACCAAAGAATGATTTCCAGAATACATTAACTGAAAATTATTTACTATATCTTCCAAGCTTACATATTGATACGACCCCCAATTTTTATTAGTAGGAGCTGTACCTGCGTTTTCGTAATATTGATATTGTGATAAATATGCCATCCTATTGTTCTTGGTTTTCTTGTTGTTCTATTGATTGCCCGAATTGCACTGTAGCTATTTCTCTTATAGACATTCCAGCGTATTGCAGTATTCTAGCAACTAAATTATTTACATCATCTGGAGGAAGTTCAAAGTCTTGATAGTCTGATTGAGACTGGTCAAAGATAGGCTCACCTGCTGTTAATGAAATATACGTCCACTTAGGGTCTTTAGGGTATCTTATATATTGACAAACCACTCTTCCTATAGTAGATACAGTGTCAGGGTGTAGTGTTAAAACTGAGCCTTCTTGTGTGTATGCAGGAAAAGTAATATTTGGAGCAGTCAGCATAGATTTATTGAGCATAGTAATTTTACTATGGTTTACCTGTTCTGCTTCATTTTTTAAATTTACTTTTTTATAAACTGCATACGGTAGATTTGTTGTTGTTAATGAAGCTACATTTACAACCAATGTAGTTTCATTAGTTACTGAAACCACATTTAAATTAGTTACTACTGAATTAGCTAATATTACAGAGACAACATCTCCCGCAGTTACACCATCAGCTTGAAAAGTAGCAGTAGCGTCTATAAGGTTAGTATTACCACCTCCTGTTGCTGTAGTGTTTCCAGAGGATGTTACTGTGCTATATATTAAAACTTTGTTTAATAAATAATAATCTGAACCAGTTGTGGCTGGTGTAGGAACGCTATATTGACTTAACACACTATGAGATAAACTTGCTGTAACAGAAAAAGTGTCTATAACTTCTTCATATCCCTTATTAATATCAGCATATCCTGTCCCTGATACTCTACCGTTTTCTTTATTAATCTGATTGTTATAAGCTATAAAATATTCATCAAAAATATCTAGCTGTGCTTGTTTGGCAAATAGATTATAATCTGATGGAGATATGTAACCGTAATTATTCTTGTTAAGGATAGCAAGAACTGTATTTCTAACAGCGTTTATCATCGCTTTCTTTTTTACAAAGATAAACAAAAAAAAAGAGGTCAATTATTTTTGACCTCTCTCTAATACCTAATAAAAAGGTAAGATTAAATAGTAGCTACAGCTACACTAGTAAATACCATATCTCCTCCTAATTTACTTACAGGAATTACTGCATTTGTCCAAGATGTTTGTGCTGCTTCAACTAAAGCTGCATTTACCTCTGCTCCAAATCCAGCCGTTAGTCCAGTTCCAGTAACAGTAAATTTGTGGCTTCCGCCTTTCAAAAAAATTGTTCCAGCAGTTGAACTTGTGGTTTCTGCATAAAGAATGCCATCTGTTGCAAGGTGAACATTTCCGTCACTTGCCGTATCGAATGTAATATATTTTGCCATTTTAAAAAATTTATGGGTTAAACAAAAAACAAAGATACAACTAATCTTCAAGTAGTTTTTCAAGCATTTTTAATGCCTCTATACCATCATCGCTTTGCAAATAAGAAGACACAATAAACATAGGGTCTTCACCAAAAGGCACGGTTAACATCTTTTTTTTGTTGGTTGATGTATTATACCATACTTCTTTTTGTTTATTTCTAAATGATAACAATCCCTTGTCAAAAAACAAATGTACATTAGATTGTAGTTTTAACATAGGGTCGTTTACCTGTCTTAAAAAACCTTGAGGGTCTCGTTTTACTGCTACAAAAATGTCTCTTTTTAATTCAGCGGTGCTCATTTTAGATACGTCTGCTCCAAGTAAAACTCTAGCTACGTTTTCCATTTGCCCTATAGAAAGTTTATCAGCTTCAGTGTAAGCTTTAGCTTCCATACTAAGAAACTCTAATTCTTGTTGAGCGTCTTTTTCTTGATTTACTTCAACAAACTTTTTACCATTTAAAGGATGTAAATGCAAAAACTCTTGTAAAACTGGGTTGTTTTTTGGAACTGATAAAAACCCATCAATAAAATCAATATGCTCTCTACGAATCTGTCCATCTTGCTCGTCTTCAAAACAAGATTTTTGATTTGCTGAATATCTTAAAACTCTATTAATTCCTTTGTCATCATCAAACCATAGTAGTGGTTGTCTTGGTGAACCGCCCCCTGGTATAATAAGTGATAGTGGGGCATCGTTACGAGTCAATTTATAGACTCTGTCTTTTAATTCTTTTTTCATTATATATAATTTAATTTGATTTAAAAAAAAAGGGAGGTGGTTAAACCTCCCTTAGTAAAAATACTACTCTTGGAATAAGAAGAAGTTGTTTGCACCTAAAGTACATACAGCTCTCTCAGACAAAAAGTGAACTTCCATAGCATCTAAGCTTGAAGTTGCAGCACCGCCAGCAGAACCTGTAATCCAAGTTTTGTAACGTCTGTCTTCAGTCTCAGAAGCTCTGTATCGAACATGAAGGAATGGTCTCTTCGCATTCTTACCTAAAATCTGGTCGTATACTGTAGTAGAACCAGCTGGTACTAATAGTCCGTTGATACGGCCTGAGTTAGCTCCAGTAGGTAAACCACCACGCATAGTTGGGTCATTTAAGTATTTCCAGTCAGACTTATAAAAGTCATAACCTCTACGGAATCCTGTGAATCCTAAGTTCAACGCCATTTCTTTGTCGTTGTCAAATAATCCATAAGATGTACCTCCTGCTCCATAAGAGTTTTGAGTTGCTAACATATCATCTATGTCAAAACCAAACTGTCTGTCAACGAAGATTACATTCTCTTCAATTGAACCTTGCTTATCAAGTCTTGAAATAACTGCATCAAAGTCAGCTAATGTAGAAGGGTTTCCACCGCCCCAAACATTTCCTCTAGCGTTAACAACGTAGAAGATACCTTCAGAACCTTTGTTTCCTACATCTCCACCTGCTGCAATAGCTCCAGAAGCTACTTCAGCTGGTACTGCTTCAATCATAGAAGTTTCAAGATAGTCATCAAAACGTAATCTAGTTTCGTGCTCAGACTTTAAATACCATAAGTATCCAGAAGCTCCGTTTTCAGTAGTCACTTCTACCCATCCAATTTGTGCCATATCAGACCCGCTTACAGCGTATTTGTCTTTAATGATAATTGGTGAGTTGTCAAAGAATACATCATCAGCTTCTAGTGAGCCTACCATTCCGTTAGTTCCTTTTTTAAATTCAGAACCATAAATAAATACAGTATAAGTAAAGCCACCTGCTCCACCTATTTGTCCACCAGCTTCATAATAAGCTACGTCAAAAGTACCTGCCCCTGTGTTTACAGAAGTGACAATACCTTTGTTTAATCCACCACCTGCGTTATCAGAAAGAACAATAGTTTGTCCAGCTCTAATAGCGATACTTCCAGTGTTAGGAACTAGCGTATCATTTACAGTAATAGTTGCTGTATCAGCCGCTGCTGCCGCATTAGAAGCACAGTTAGTATATTTAGTGTGTAGTCTTCCTTGCTCTGCCCATTTGATAAGGTCAGAATTAGAAGGCATTTCAGCTCCTACTAAACGTAGAAACGATGCAACGGTACGATTACCGTATCTTTCAAACTCTTTCTCATAAGTATCAGGTAGATACTGATTTAAAAAGTCGAAGTTAGTTATGTAATTGGTTGAGAGTGCTACTTGTTCTGCACTCGGTTGTAAAGCAAACCCTGGGGTTGCTTGAACTGCTCCAGCCATAATAATTAATTTTTAAAATTTATTTTCGTTTAATACTTCTTATTTTTAAGCCTCGTCCCGAATCAGGGTTAACTGACTTAACTTGAAATCCTCCTTTATTAGTTATTTCAGGTGTTCTACGCTCAGTCATATTTATATTCTTAGTCTTTCGTATTACATCTTCCGTAGCTTCAGACTTGCCTTGTTCGTAAAAGAAGTTGGCAAATTTGTCAGGATTCATTGCTATTGATAAAGCTCTATGGTATCCGGCAGCGTCACTAATTAAACCTTTGTCATCCAAGTACTTATTAATAAAGTTCATCGGAGTCTCTTGATTTTTCTTAATGGTCTGCGCATCACCGGGAGAGAAAGTTACTGTTTTGTCGTCAAGCACGAAATCAAAACCTTTGAAATCATCAGTAAAAACTTTATCGGATTCTTTTAAAAACCAATTCCGTTTTGTCTCACTTTCCTGTTGTTGAGTTTTAGCAGATTCTAAATATTGCCTATACTCTTGAAGTTCTTCATTGTTGCTCTGAGAATCAGCAGCCGGTCTCGACTCAAGGGGCTGCTTGTATAATTCTTTTTGCTCATTAAAAAACTTCTTTGCTTTGGCAATAGTTTTCTTTTTTGCTAGTTTAGTTTTTTTAACTACAGATTCGTCATCTAGTTCTTCATCATAAGAAAAATCCTCCATTAGAGAATCTATATCTTCTGGGTCTAAACCTTCGCCTTCTGTAATTGTCAAATACTCTCTTAGCAAAGTATCAGGATTCATAGCACTAAAGTCTTTTTGTAATCTTACATAGTCTTCAATACCTCTTCCTGTTTCTTTTTTATACTTAAAGTAGGATGCAACATCTTCAGGAAGCTCTTCAGCTTCTTTTCTGGCTGCATTTAACTCATCTAATGAATTAATTTCCCTACCATATCTTTTTCCAATATATGAAAGAACGTCTTCTTCAGATAATTCTGCCGGTTCTTGAACTGGCTCTGGTTTTTCTTCAGAAGTTTCTTTTGCTTCATTAGCAGTGTTATCACTACCATTTTCCGCAAAGTCCATTTTTACTTGAGGAGTTTCTTCTGATGATTTATCTTCCTCAATTAATTTTTCTTCATGCTTATCAAGAAGTTCTTTTTCAACTTCTTGCATTGATTTTTCTTCTACAGATTCTACTGCTTTTACTTTTAATTCCATTTAATTTAATTTAAGTTACAAAGTTAGTTAAAATAATAACGCTCATTATCGAGGTGAAAACTCTGATAAATCAAAGCCATCAAGGCTGTCTTCATTAGACTCAAAGTTTTGAGGAGGTAAATTATTTTTACGTTGTGTAATTAATTTAGACTGCTCGCTATTTTGCTGACTAATTCTGTTGCTCTTGGCTTGTTCTCTTTCACCCTCTCTAAAAGCTAAGGCTTGTTCGCTTGTGTTTCGAAGCTGAATATTATAATCAAACTCCTGCTGCATTAATTGAGATTTAAGCTGTGCTTCAGCTTTTTGCTTTTCTATTTCAAAAGCTATTTCAGCCTGCTTAACCTTCATTTTAGATTGAGTCTCTAACTCTATCTTTTGCATAGCCACTTGAGAAGCCATTTCTTGAGACTTGAGTTGCTGTTGAGCAATCATGGCTTGTTTTTGCATAGCCATTTTTTCATCACGCTCTTGTTTAGCAAGTCTTTTAACTTTTAATAATTGATTAGCTAGTTTAAGATTTCTAATTTCACGAATATCAATAGCATCTTCTAAATTTATATCACCTTTAGATAGTGCCATTTGAATGTTCTGCTCAAGCATAGCTTTTTGCTCTTCGTCTGGAGAAAGTTCTATAAATACTCCAAAGTCATATATGTATAATTCAGATATTTCGCCTAGTATACTTACATTGTACTTGCCAATTTTATTTATAAAGTCTTCTTTAAAATCTGAGTACTCTAAAATATCAGCCACTCTATAAGTTAAAGCCTCTGCTAATGAACGATATATATAAAGACTTCCATCTAATATATGTCTAGTAGCAGTATTTGAGTTTAGTGCTGCTAGTTTTTGTACCCCTACTAAAGCTTCAGGAGAAGGTGTAGAACCGTCTCTAGCCTCATTTAAGCCCGTTACACCACGAATCATGTCTAGGTAGTGGTTGTAGTTGGCTATAAGCATTTGCGTCTTAGAAGCGCCTGAATTGCTTGTGAGCTGCTGTATGGGTATTTTACCTTGATTGTACTCTCCTTCTTGGGTATAACTCCTACCGACTACACTACCTGTTTGAAAGTATAATCTTAATGCGTCAGATGGGTCATATGCCGCACCTGTTCCTAAGTCCACTTCATTAATACCATCTGCATCAATATAAACTCCATCAGGAACAACTCTAGCTATAACCTGTTGTAATTTTAAATGAGTCAGCTGTATTAAATCAGCAAAAGGAATCATTCGTCTTACTAAAGACTCAATAACTCCTTTATACATTCTTGGTGCTACGGCAACATAATTTGGTAAAGCGTGCTGTGATGATGACTTAGGTCTAACCATATTCTTAGCAAGTTCCCACTTGATAATAATATTAGTACCCATTACCATTACACCATCATACCATACGTCAATAGTTTTTTCTATTTTTTCAAACTTTCCATCTTCCATCATTTCTTGTGGAGGATTAAAAGTGTCATCTTTTTCTATCATCTTAGAGCCACCGCCTTCAAGTATTCTTTTCTTATAAACCATTTTTTTAGTGGTCTTATAATTAAAATACATTAGAGTACAAGTGTCTCTATAAAAAATATCATTCTCATAAAACTGAGCTACATTATAATAATCATACCAGCTCTGACTATATTTAGATATTTCTTCTAAATCTTCACGAGTAAGACTAGGGTCTATTTTTAATAACTCGCCTATAGGCAATGTTTTAATTTCACCCCAATAAAAACAATCTTTAAAATGCGGGTCTTCAGTATAACTGTATACAACATTAGCTGGGTCTACATAAGATATTTGAACTCCAGCACCGGGTAAAAATTCGTGTTTAGCTACAGACATCCCTATAACTGTAGAGTCATAATCTATTTGTTTACGAATATCATCATAATGATTTTCTGAAAACATAGTATCTACAGCCTCTTCTTCTGCTATCTCTATTGCAGGTTTATAGTTGAGGTTCATATAAAGTGAAAGCTCCTCATCAGAAGAGGGCAAATCATCAGGGTCCATTATAAACGGGTCTACCCCTGTCTGCTCCTGTATAGTAGTAAGAATATCTTTAGCGGCCATCTGACCCTCTATCATGTCTTGATACTTACTTCTTTTAGCTTGTGATAATGCGTCTTGAGCATAAGCCTTAACCTTAAACTCTCTGTCTTGCATTCCATTGACCACAATGTCAACAAACTTTGGAAGTATAGGCACAGGTGTCCAATCTAAATTTAGATAAGACAAGTCTCCATCAATTGCTAATTCGTTTTTGTATTTGGCTATGGACTGCTCGCCCCTAGCATATAATCGCAGTCTGTGAAAGTCCCGCCATTGATTATAATATCTACACTGGTTTCCATCTTTTTTAAACCATTCGTACTGAATAGCCTGTCCTATCTGTAAACCAAATTCGTCAGTAGCTTTTTCAGCGTCTGAGACAAATTGACTTGGAAAGCCTGTAGATGCAATGTCTATTGTAACATCCTTCATCTATCTTATTAATTCACTTAAAGTTCCCTTATTTGTATACCTGGCAAAGTTAAGGTTTATTTTTGATTGTTTTTTCTCTACCTGGTACATATGCTTTTGTGTTGCCATAATTGCTAGTCCAGAACTAATACTGGCATCAAACTTAGTTCTGTTGTTTATATCAAACTTAGCCCAGTCCTCTAAGGTTCTGGTAAAGAGCATATTGCCCATTTCGTTTTGTTCTCTAAATGTGCCTTCTAAATCTAATCCTACATTTTTTTCTATGTATGATTCTATTGCAGCAGCGTGTGATTGTTTTACATCTTCAGAACTGTTTGGAATACCACCCAGCTCTTTTTCACTTTTAGAAAGTTTTGACTTATGTTTATCTGGTCTATCTATAGAAAAAGGTCTATAGCCTCTATTTTTAAAATGGTATAACAATCTAGGTTTATTATTTTCTACAAGGATAGGCATTCCATAAAACACACAAGCCATAAGCACCTCTTCAAAAAATATCTCAGCTGTTTGTGGTCTAGCTACATACTGTAAAAAAAACTCATTTGCTGGAGCTTCTTCCATGCTAAAGGTTGTTATGCCGTGCAGCGCTCCATTAGAGCCGCCTCCACCTACAGTTCCTGATATATCATACGAGTCACATCCAAATGCTCCTATATGCTCGTTGCCTGGATAATGTAATCCGTTTCTTTTTATTACTCTATTTTGTAAGTTTTTTGAAGGAACCCATCCTATTAAAAACCTTCCTTTTTTATCAGGAGTAAAAATTACCTTAGTATCTTTTATACCATTCTCCCAATAAAACTTACCTCTTGTTAAATGGTGTTGCATAATAAGCGAGTCATTATAATCTATCTGCTGATATATTTTAGTAAGGTTAAATAACGATGATTTACTTTCATCTCTAAATGCATGAGACTCTGTTCTAGGAAACTGGCGATAAAATTCATTAAGTGCGTCAGCATCGTGTTTCAAAGAATCTACTTCAGCCTCCCAATAGTTTATAGCTCCGTTTGTAATCCACTCACCGTCAACACCTTTGCGTTTTTCTTTAGGAACCCTAAGAACGGGCTGTCCGTATATGTCTATGAATCCTTCCATGTTCATTTCCATAGGAATAAACAAAGAGTACATACCACTTTTAGTTTGACCGTTGGCGTTTCTTTTGTTTACATCTGAATCTTCATAAAGCTTTTTAAAATTATTACCACCCTTGTCCAATGCGTTAGAGGTAGAACCCATTAAACATTTGCCAATAATCCTACTACCTAATCTTAAACAAGTTTTAGTAACCCTCCAGTTGTTAAGAATATTATTTGGCTTTATCCATTTACCGCTTTCATCGTGAACAAGAAGCAAAAGCTTTTCACCATCGTAAGAGTTATCATCTGTATTTTTCCAGTCAATAGTAGTATCTAATCCTGTTAATTCATTATCCACTACTTCATACATATTTTTTTTAGTAATCTTAGAGGCTGGTATCCTAAAAGCAAGCTCGGTCTTTGGTTTGTCCATACCATCTTGAATAGGTTTAAAAAAGAACGGAAGTCTGTTAGAGATAGGCACTACTTTATCTGTAAACATTTTTTTAGAATCTGAACCTGTTTTAGAAAGAATCCCTACCCTTGAGTCTTTTGCTAGTGTTCCTGTGTTTACACACTCTGAAGAGCCCATAAAAGAAAATCCAGAACGTCTTATTTTTAAATAGACCATTCCAAAACTTCTTTTGTCTGCTCTGCTTGCTTCCCAAAAAATATAAAAAATTCTATTAGCCTCTCTATAGTCTGGATAGCCTACATCAATAGTAGACCACTGTAAATACATATAGTGAGCGCCAGTAATATAAGTAGGAGTACCGTTGTTTAAAAACCAATGTCCTTCTTCTCTTCTATCAAATTCAGACTCTATATAGTCTACCCATTTAGATTTAAAAACTGAAGGCATTTCATTCCATTGAAATATAGACTGTATTTTAAAAAGTTCTTTTGATAACTCTTCACGCTCCCAATATTGTTCCGACTTAGTTGTAGAACGGCTATAAGGTTTTTTAGGAATTAATGGAAGTCCTATCCTTAGTCCTGATATTTCTACAACATCCCCTATTTTTCCGTTTTTAGAAATACATATAAAGTCATACTTTTCATTATAACCATACTCCCAAGTTTTAGCCCTGTTTTTATTAGCTAAAACTCCTTTAGGGATGTATTCTTTTAATACCCTATATATATTATCTTGAGCGTCTTTCTGCAAATCCTTGTTTTGTTTCTACCTTTGATTCGGTACTGTTAGATATATTAATTTTTTCTTGTTCAGCATCTATTTTATTTAAAATATCAAAAGCATCAAAAACCGCTAGTTTTTTTGTGGCTGCTGCATTTTTTAATCTATCTGCTGCTAGCTCATCTTCAGGGTCGTGCTTAATAATATCTTCTTTAGCAACTTTAATAAGCTGCTCTACAGCTTTTCTTCCTGCTTCAATTATTTTTTTCTTTAATTCTTCTGAGCTCATTTTCTTTTAAAGCGTTTTTTAAATGATATTTCTCCCAATGCATTCTATATTCAAATCCTTCAGCAAATGTTTCATCACATTGACTACACTTAATAGAGTGTTTCACAATACCATTGTAATGTGATGGTCAAACATTCTATATAATTTTTCACCCTCAACATTAAACTCATATTCAGTGTCTGGCTGAAAGGTAACTAAATCTCCTTCTTTTAATCCTTTACTTAACAAGTATTTATTTATATACCTAATCTTACCCATAAGCGGCTCTTCGGCAAAAGGCTTATGAATGTATGAATCAGTAACTGGTATTGGTTTTACAAAACAATATTTATCATGACAGTGCCACTGATTGTTTTTGTTATACATATAAAATTGCATAGTGTCTACAAAAAACATATCGTCTTTAAAAAAACTTTTTCCGCTTTTTTGACGACCCTTCATGTCATTGTAAAACTTAAATACATTATGATGTACTAATAATATATCTCCAGGCTCTATCTCTCCCTGATATCCTAAAGGAGTAGAAACAACTACTGCTTTTCTGTTTGATGCTAAGTGATTTTCTTCTGAAGTACTTGTTATAAAATCTATGCCCCCTATTTTTTTAGAATTATCATATCTTTTACCGGCTAGAGGTTTTACTATAAAATAAAATGGTGACCTCATTAAAAGCTTATATTGTATTCTATTGATATAGGCATAGTAGAATTAAATTCTTTCCATAAAAATACTTCACTTCCTTTTTCAATCCAAACAATTATAGAGCCTGTTTCTTTTTTTTGTTGTATAAGATGTATTTTATGAGAGCCTCCTAAGATATCTTGCCCTACCAGATAGTGCATTGCTCCTGACTTGTAATCAGGGCCTACTGAGATTTTTCTAATATTCATTGCATTAAATTTATTAATACAAATATAATAATTATTTGCCTGGAAATTTTACGCCTATCTTATCTGCCGTTCTCGCTCCGAAGTATCCGCACAGAACCCATGTGAGAAGTGAAGCTGTGTCATCTGTCGGCAGTCCCATATACCACCCACCAACATAAGAACAAACCAATACAGCAAGAGTAAGGGGGCGAACATTTCTTGCAAGCCAAGACTGGCTTCGAGAATCGGACACCCAACGCCTAGTTACCCCATCTATCTCAGCACGCTCTACTCTAAGCTTTTCAAGCGCTATCGCCTTGTCTCCCTCAGAGAGCTCTTTGTTACCGCTTATTAGTTCTGATATAACATTACCGGGTAAGAATGCATCGCCTACCATCCCTAGTATAGACGGGGCTTTATTGATTAGAAATTTGCCAACGCCCGTTTCTTTAAATGGTTTTTTAGTTTTGCTCATGCCACTCTGTATAATGTTTTGCCATTAACTTTATCAGCTATTAAACATCTTTTTCTGTTTTCATCTTCTGAAATATAACTTACATGAATCCAGTCTGGGTTAGTCTCATCTCCAAACTCCCATATAAGCTGGTCAAAATTTAAATTGTTTTTTATAAACTCATACATCTCGGCATTTGTTTTATGCTCAAACGTATCATCCAGGTCCATCGCTCTACCCTGGCAATGCTGGCTTCGGGAACTTCCCCCCAAAACAGAGTTTAATTTTTCACAGCGGAACATACTTGTAATCTTTATAGGACCTCCTACATATTCTCTAAGAGGCTCGAAAACATTATGAGCAACCCCAACCATATTAGAAACTTGATAACCATCGGGTGTATTGTTTATATTTAACCTTGTCGCCGTGTGCGACTTAATACTTTCTTTATAAGAAATATGTTCACTTATTCTTTCCATACATTAAGTACCACTTGTGTATTGTGTAACCAATTGATACTAAAAGTAATAAAATTTTTAAAATCACATCTATATGTGTCATAGAAATTCCTAAGACTAAACTATTTATTCCCAATATTTTTATATCGTTAATTGACATTGCTGTTTGGTTTAACTATATGGTACACCACATTAATATCTAAAAGTGCGCTATTTGTTTGTGTATATTCCATTATGCTATTGCTAAATACAGGTAATCATTACTACCATTAATATCACTATTAGAAGTTAATATTTCAAATGAAGTTGAATCAAAAATAATATCTAAAGTTCCATCTTCTGCAAAAATACCATTTGCATAAAGCCGACCCTTCCCATTAGGTGCTGTGGTTCTCGCACTATCAAACATATTCCAATAATTACCATTACTTGTAGTACTTTTAATTAATAAGAATCTTGGTTGAAATCCTGTAGTAACAACTTTACTACTTGAATTTGAACCTGTATAACTCCCTATCTTCTGATAACCTGCAATGTCTGCGAAACAGTAGGCAATATATTTGTCAGTGCTACCGTTTGTATGGGCATTAGCAATAGAGCCTAATTGAAAAGTTGTTGTATTGAATGCTTGTGGACTTCTGTTTAGTTCATTGTCTCTTGCTGCGGTAGTGTTTAAATATAAAGAATGTTGTTGATTAGAACTATTTAAATATCCTACCATCCAATTATAACCTCCTAACAACCTTTTGACTATAACTAAACGACATTGGATTCCTAGTCCGTGTGCCACAGTAGCATTTGCCGCGCCATTTCCTGTATATTCTACAATACTAAATCCACTTGCTTGATTTGCGCTGACTATACTTGTAATGTCCCCATCATTATTAATAGTAGGCAACCCTCCTGCTTTCCAGCTCCAGCCAACGTAAGTTCTTCCTGATGTATTAACTTCACCTCCACCACCTGCACCATCTAAACTAAATCCATTTAAAGTTAATGCAACAAAACCATTATAAGTTGTGCTTGCAGCTGCCGTTGTATTTGAAGAAATCCTACTTGGTTCGCCTCTTACAGAGTCGTGTAACTCGTGACTTGTTGCGTTACTTATTGATTTTATCCAAGTAAAATCAGGAGCAAAAGGAGTATATATATTCTGCGTTGCACCATTACCTGTATATAAAGTAGGGGTAAAGCTATTCGCTAGCGTAGGTACTGAACTATCTTTGTCAGCAGCTATGGCTAGGTAGATGTAATTTTCCGCACGATTACTATCTCCGTCTGTAGTTATAGGCTGAAAGCCATTTGTAAAAAATTCTATACTATTATTTGTTCCTTCTGCGTCACTAAGGTTAGCAAACAATGCTT